CGGAAGAATCCAACAACCCAAGACCCAACCATCAGCTCATGGTTAGAGCCGAACCCTTTAAAGGAAGAGGAGGTATTTGGCATCATGACCGTCGACCAGTTCAGATGTGACTTATCAATCGTCTCATCATAGAAACCATAAGGCATCACCTTCACTCTATTGGATAAGAGAGGATCGTCAATATCAACAACTGATCCAATGAACCAGGTAAACTGACTACCTATAAATTGATCTAAATTTTTCATCGCGGTCTCCACACCAGATTTTTACCCGGGAAAATTTTTTTACTGCATATGTTTGAAAATAAATCTGGCATTATGTATCCTTCTCTTCTATTACATCAAGTGACTCTATATAGGAGTCTTTCTTCAGTAATACCTGCATGATATACTCATCTTCAAATTTATGATCAATAGAGGTAACAAGGTATTTACCTGATAGGTATTTGTCTTTACCACGTTCATTCTTTGCATTATCAACAGACTTTATTATATTACAAGTAATTACCATACCGACAGAGAGTTTAAAGTCACCGTATATATCAATAGTTAATACCGTACCATCCATGTTCTCTATATAGGCATTGGCCGTAAGCATATCGGTATCATTTGGTGCATGGTAGTTAGACCCACCGCCGGCAGCCGAAGTGTTCAAACTCACATAAAAGTTAGTCGAATCGCGGTGCTCTTGGATGACCCTGTCGTTTAGCTTTAGCCCAGTAGGTAGCACCCCATTCTTATTCAACATAAGGTCCTTACCGTACTCATACGTAGTCTTCTCATATGTCTTCGTGGCAATGTCAAGAGTGTGTAGTGTAGACGAATAGGCACCCGCTGCGGCATCTATATACTTAGACATATTCAAATCAGTTGTTAACTTAAGTATTTTATTCTTTAATGACTTTACATGATCATCAGAACCTGGTGTTGTATTCATAACTGGTGCATGTGTATACTCATTATGACTCTTCTTATTAATCATATTCTCATAGGAATCAAAGTGAATACCCTGGCCGAGTGTCTCATAGAAGAAGAAAGGACTTCCGTTGTCATAAGATCTCCTTGTTAACCAGTTAATTAGATACATTGGTCGCATCCGTGGGTATATACCTTTAATAGTTTGTTTAGTTTCTGTATTGATTGATAGTTCTTCTGGGTTGATTGCTAATACATCTGTACATATATTTTGTATTAAGGCGCCAGGTACGTTGTTAAAAGGTTTAGATATGGTATGTAACTGGCTCATATACGCATGCTCAGAGATACATTTGAACACATATGTCTGTGTGCCTGGCTTTAGTTTCGCGAACGAAGATACCTCTGCGATCCTAAACGTATGACTGTACTTGTCCGATTGACCGTCTGTTAGCCTTCTTGTGATCAGTAGGTCCAGTACCTCTCCACTCACGACTTTTAGTTTTTCGAGCACATTTGCAGCATCCAGTATATTGATATCACATTGCAATGATCCTGCATATAGGCTCTCACGTATACTGATTTGTGCACACAGGTCTGTTATATCTCGCACTTCTCCATTACTGGGTGTAAGTAATACCTCTGCCAGGTTATATGATGATGGTATTAATGCCTCAGAACCATTCGCCAGCTTACTATTGACTCTACTCATTATTGATTATTGCCTCATACTTGTCTGCGAACTGTGTTATATACTTAGGATCTATTACTCTGATCTGTGATCTTGCCTCATTTACATCGAATAGATAGGCTCTATTGGTTCGAAACGATAACTCTCCAGTCGGCTCTCCTCCAGATATGAATATTCCGTTTGATACAACTCTCTTCTCTGGATCATCTGTACGGTAATATGAATGCGGCGCATCCAGGTACTTATATACGTCATATGTGTTCACGCTATCTTCTGATATACTACCTGTTATAGATTCTGTTGCATTTTGAGGGCCTGGGGCGGAGCTACCTTGGAATACTCCAGTCACATCTTGCAAGACTAATTGATTCATATCGGCATTCTTTTTGATTAACGTGCCGGTTGCCTCACTACTTGTACCTGTTATGGTCTCTCCTAACTGGAATCTACCTGATAGACTGTTTTCTTGAGCAAGTATTACACCTATATCGCCGCTTTCTTTTATACTTGGGTTGGTTGTGATGACCACTCCGGCGAACTCCTCATCCATATAGTCATGCAGCTTCTCTTGGCTCATAGGCCAGGCAGCAAGACCATCATGCAGGAAGTCGTTAATGATGAAGAATGTCCAGTAATACTGTGTTGTGCCATATAGGCGTTGTGATACGATGTCTGGCCTCTCGCCATTCTTGACACTATAGAAGGAATATGCATTGAGATCATCTAGATATGCATCCAATGGCCTTGCAGCACGATAGATATCGACAACCTTTTGTTGTATACCATTACGATCGAAGTCGTAATTTAACTGTGGAAACTGTTTGAAATAACCCATATTATCCTCCCTCTGGCTGGCTATTAGTTGTTTCGTTTGTGGGTACTGCAGATTCGCCAGGTATATCGCCTGGTGTACCTACCGTATGGCCCGCATTGTCATAGCCATCTCTATATACAAGGTCTTCGCCATATAGATCATCTCTTGTGATTGCACGTACCTCTTGGAAGGTCATTGATATGTCTATTTCTGTTGGTGCTGCACCTAATACACCGTCGTTTGTATGGAAAGAATTGCCTGTTGCATTGTAATTTGTGGACATTGTAGTAAGATATGTATCGATAATACGTGGCATATACTTATTTGGCAGTCCTCCAGACATAAATTCGATACGGAATGTAGGTGGATATTCGAGTGCTCCGGCTCCTCTGGCCTTTGGATACATGTATTTGCGAAATGCATTCTCTATTTTATGTGCGGTCTTTGATTCATCACGTGATGAAGGTATTAGCTTAAATGCAAATTCGAATGATCTGACGTTGACCCCTTCGAACGTAACCGATGTAAATGGATTTACAACAAGGCCTGATTTAAGTTCTGCTGCTGCCGAAGCCGCTCCTGCAGAACCTCCCATACTTTTAAATGATGCAGTTGCCCTTGATATGATATCTTCCATACCAACTGAAGCATCTCCGCCGAGCCTTGTAGCTTGTGCTGCAGCACCAATAATACCAAGCTCTGTACTACCATAATTCATACCATCATTTGCTGCCATACCTACTGGCACGAATAGATGAATGTCTGTAAATTCTCCCACTTCTCCTCTTACCATAGAAAATGATATATGAGGAAAGCCATCTTCTGACACTTTTGACCTCAGAGTCTCTGGGAATGTTAATATTGTGTGTGACATATGCCTTTTTACCTTTATAAATAGTAATACATTTAATAACTATAGATCTATTTATATGGCTTACAAAGGCAAATACACAGTAAAGAACAAAAAGAAATACGTTGGTGACCCTACCAAGGTAACATATCGCTCATTGTGGGAGCGTAATGCATTCCGTTGGGCAGAGTCTAACCCACAGGTACGTGCATGGAACAGTGAAGAAGTTGTTGTACCATATAAGTGCAAGACCGATAATAAGCTGCATCGTTATTTTGTTGATATGCTCATTGAGATGACCAATGGCGAGATTATCCTTGTCGAGATTAAGCCAAAAAAACAGACACAACCTCCAAAGGCGGCACGTAAGACCAAGAAGCATTTAAATGAGGTAACCGCATACATCAAGAATACATCTAAATGGAATGCGGCACAGCAGTATGCCAAACATAAGGGTTGGAAATTTCAAATATGGACTGAAGATACTTTACGCAATTTAGGTATCAAAGTGTTGAAAGGATAGTATAAATAGTATCATGGCAAGTTTATTCGACACATTACAGGCACAAGCATTCCGCGCAGGGGTCACTCCACGTACTAAGCAGTCACAACAATGGTTTCAACGTAATGTTAAAAAGCTTGGCGATGTAAGTGGTAGGACTGTACTCAAGGATGAAGCATTAAAGAAAACATCAAAGCCAAAGATCGGCGATATGGTTATGTATTTCTATGATCCAAAGCATAAGGCAACTCTACCATACTATGATAGATTTCCTCTTACAATTATGGTCGAACCAGCAGCCGGTGGATTCTATGGGTTGAATCTACATTACTTATCACCAAGTGTACGTGCAAGATTTCTTGATGAGCTCATGAAATTGGCTCCAAAGAATATGACAGACACTACACGGTTGCAAAGAATGAGATATAATACTTTAAAAGGTGTTAAGAAATATAAAGAGTTTGAGCCATGTTTTAAGCATTATTTAATGAGTCAGGTTAAGTCAAATATCGTGCGAGTTCCTATGACTGAATGGGAGATTGCAATATTCTTACCCACTGAGGAGTTTAAGAAAGTTAAGTCACAATCAGTGTGGAGATACTCAAGGAAAACATACGCATCATGAACAGTATAGACAATCTAAAGTCAACAATAGCTAAGAAAGGCGGTCTTGCAATGCAGAACCGTTTCCAAATATTTTTTACACCGCCTACTGCAAACAGTATCAAGGCATTACTTAACTCTGAACCTAAAGATTTAGTAGGAGCTATTGCAAAAAACGCAATATCAGGCGGTAGCCTAAAAAATATGATACCTGACCCTCGCGATATATCCATTTTATGCGAATCGGTTCAATTTCCAGGCAGACAGATAACTACGATGGACTATATAGCAGACAAACAAGGTGTTAAGGTGCCTTACGGGGTAATAAACGAAGATGTTACTATGTCATTCTTACTAACTAATGATTATTATATGAAGAATATGTTTGATGCATGGTTAAGTGGTATAGTTGATGTCGAAAACTATAGAGTAGGCTATAAAAAAGATTTTACAACTGATGTAGTTATACAACAGTTAAATAGTAAAAATATTCCTGTATACGGTGTACGATTGGAGAATGCATTTCCGATTACTGTATCAGCGGTATCTTTGGACAATAATAGTGAAAACACTGTCCAAAAAATGAGTGTGACTTTGAGTTACGATAACTATGTGCCAGAGGATATAGTAGATACAGCAATATCTGCTGCAACATCCATTGGCGCAACAATTGGTATTTAATATAATAGGAGAATATAATGGCATTACCGAAAATAAGTGTTCCACGGTATGATATAGAATTACCATCTACCGGTAAAACACTAAAGATGAGACCGTATCTTGTAAAAGAAGAAAAGGTATTAATGATTGCATTAGAGTCTAGCGACCCTGCGCAAATCACACAGGCAGTAAGAGATGTTATCAGTGTGTGTTATAATTTAGACAGTCTTGAAGACTTGACAACATTTGACATTGAGTATCTATTCTTACACCTTAGAGGTAAATCTGTAGGCGAAGAAATGGATCTACAGATTAAATGTGAACATTGTGGAGAGTTAAACCCTCTACACGTAAATGTTAACGATATAAAAGTAACAAATGTAGATAATGATAATATAGTGATGGTGACAGATGACGTAGGTCTAAAAATGAAGTGGCCATCAGTTGAAACGTTTGGTACACTTGATGTTGAGAAATTAAACACCGTTGAGGGCTTAATGGAATTGGTTATAGAGTGTATTGAAAGTATATTTGATAATGATGCAGTGTATGATGCTAAGCAAACATCTAGGAAGGAATTAGTTGAGTTTATTGAGAATCTAAACTCAGAACAGTTTAAGAAAGTTCAGGCCTTCTTCCAAGATATGCCAGTCATCGAGCATGTAGAAGAGATTGTATGTAGTAGTTGCGGTGAGAAAAGCAAGGTAGAACTGAGAGGTCTACAAAGTTTTTTTTCATAGGCCTCTCACATGAGAGTTTAATTAATTACTACAAAACTAATTTTGCATTAGTACAGCATCACAAATATAGTTTAACTGAGCTCGAAAATATGTTACCGTGGGAGAGGCAGATATATGTTAGCCTATTACAGCAACATATTGAAGAAGAAAACGAAAAGATTAAACAAAGGAAATCGCGATGACTGAAGAAGTAAAAAGAAATG